CTTAATGCTGCGCTTCTCGCCGTTTTAGGCCAGGATGCGCGCACTAATCCTCGCGAGGACCCCATTGGGCCTACATGGGCAGTTAGGCATTGGGATTACGTGAGGTCGGCGGATCTGAAGCGGGCAACCGATCTCATACCTGGTCCGTTGGCAACGGCCATTGGTCGCGGCTTTTGCCGCGGAGTCGGTTGGTCCGGTTCAGTCGAGCAGTGCCTCCTTGCTTTCACGTGTCCTGTAAAGGTTCGTGATCCGCAAGGGGAATTCCTTACCAACGGGTGCCCGCTGATGGGCGCCGGGCCGACTTGGCCGTTGCTGAACGTGTTCAACCTTTGGTTGTCCACAGAATGCTTTGGCCAGAAGGTCCGTGTCGTTGGTGACGACCTGCTAGCCGTCGGAACCCTTTTGGCTTCCTATCGGTTCGACAGGCTGCTCGAGCAGACCGGCGGGGCGGTTAGCGTGCCGAAAGACACGCTATCCCGGTTTGCCGGCTGCTTAGTTGAGAGGCTCTGCGTCGTTGAGGACGGCCGCCTGGTTTGGTACGACACTGTTTCGGTGGGCTCGTTGGGGGGATCCCGCGTCGTTCGCGAGGAGCCGGGTGCTCCCGCTTTCGTGCGCGGACCCTCCATGAAGAGCGCCCCGGGCGTGCCTTACCTAGCTGCTAAGATATACTCTAACGAGTTCTCGCAGCTCAGGGCGGTCGGCCTCAACCCGCTCGTGCCTCGCGAGTTCGGTGGTCCCGGTTTTCCCGGAGATGACCTGTCCATCCGCCATGCTATCGCAACCCTTCGCCCCCATTGGGGTAGGGCTCTACGAGTTTGCATGGCACAAGGGCAGGCCTCCGCGGTCTTACTGGGCCAGCTGCAGTCTCCTTGGTCCTCTCGTTTCGGGCTTCGCCAGCCTGACCTTGAGGACTGGGTCCTGCAGTCGATTCTCGCGTCGCACGCAGAGTTCGTGGGACCTAGGGGTCAAGCTGCCGACGGGGTAAGCCTGGAGGCCTTCCAGCGCGATGTGATGGCCCGGTTTGAGAACGGGTTTCACATGTGTCGCGGTTGGCCGCCGGCTAAGCTTGTCGTTTTGACCCCTGTGTTGGTTCGTCGGCGTTTGGACCGGGTTCTCGCTGAGATTAATCAGCGGGTCCCGTATCCTAGGCTGACGGACCGGCCGCGGGCGCTGGGTGAGGGGTTGCAATCCTTCCTCCAGCAGCTCAGGGGGCCATATTATATGGTTCCTCCTGAGTTCCGCGTTTGTCCCGGTATTGGTGCAGCTACGGTGGGGGTATAGGGGCGATTTAAGGTTGACCCAACCAAGGTCAAGGAAGACCAGCCGAAAGCTGGATCCACCTTTCGTCGGGTGGGCCCGGCGGCGCTGGGAGGATGATTGCACTAGGGTTCACCCCCATAGGCATGAATCCGTATACCAGGCGGGAGCCTGGACCAACGTCGCTACTTCGGTCTTGACACCTTGCGATGCTAAGACTATCGTCCCCGTACCTGGAGCTCCGG